ACTCCGAGAGGACGCGGGCGCGTCCTTAAATTCAAAACCCAAATCAACGGCACGTTTCGGGACAATCTTCCATTGCATCAGACGGGTTAAAATTGGCGTATCGTCGCCAACTTCAGTTGCGTAAACGCCTTTAATACGCACGGTTTCCTCTCCGTACTCGTTCATGTCTTCGCTTGCCTGATACCAGGTGCGCACAGCCAGCTCGTCGCGGCGCACGAATGGGCCACCCTGCGCTTTAACGTATCCGGCCCAGTCTCCTGCGTCGGCGGCGTCATGCGCAGCAGCAAATTCAACGCTCAGGCCGTGCGCGGTTTCGCTGTCTGCCATGCGGCGCAGCTCGCGGTAAACGGTGACGGGCGCACCGCCCACAAACTGAAATTGCCGGATGTGCCAGCGTGCCGCCCAGGCAGAGACGGCCGAGGCGGTTTCTTTCAGATCCTTGCCACTCTCGTCGTCTGTCTCGCCGTCCAGCGCGTAGCCATCGATATTCTTGGAAATGTATTTAGCAACGTAACCCGTCGCGCTGCCCTTCTCCGGATCGATAGCCTCGGCGTGAAAACGGGCCTTACGGGCCTTGTCGGTAGTCAGTTCGCTGCCGTCTTCCTGCCAGGCGTAGTCGCGCATAATCTCGCGCACGCGCTCAGCCTGCTCCGGGCGCATAAACATGAGCATGTGCCAGTGCGGGGTTGCATCGTGATGAGGCTCAGCAACGCGGATCCCGAAGATGCGGATTTCTTCGCGGTGCAGTTTGGCGCGGATTTTCTGCCAGACGCTACAGAGATAGCGCTGGGTATCGGCCGGGCTGGCACCGTTCCATTTGCGGTTACGATGCCCGGTTTTGATAGTGGCGTGATAGCGCGCCGGGGCGGTAAGCGTATAGAACTCGCCGATAAAGCCCATTTCATTGCAGATGTTTTCGAAGCCACGAATGCGGGTCATCAGCTCGCAGCGGCGGATCGCCGGGTTGGCCACACTGCCGTCATATTTCTCGATCAGGCTGATACGGTTGCCTTCTTCGTCTTCCAGCTCCATTCCTTTCAGAAATTCACGGGTGCGGCGCTTCTGCTCGCGCCACTCTGAAACGGTCATGCTGCTGGCGTAGGGGGTGTGCTTTTTGCTGACGTTAGCCAGGGCGATTTGAAGGTGTTCACGCCATGATGCGGCCACGCGGCGCAGTCGGCCTTTCCACCATTTTTCCGTCTGCATACGCATGATCGCCGGGGTAACTTCCTCCGGGTCAAACAGCCGTGACGTGACTTTATCCCATAATGGCGGGGTCTGGCTCAGCTCGCGGGTGATAGTGGCGGCGGTCATGTAAACGCGGTGCGTGTATTTGTAATCTGACTCGTCGCTGGCCTGCGAGTGCGCCTGTACCAGTTCAGCGAGAATGAAATTAGCCACATCCCCGGCCAGCAGATCGACATCGGCGCGAGACATATCTGGCAGGCGGTTAAAACGGCGCATCAGCTCCCAAAGCGTGCCGCCCGCACTGGCCGCGCCAGCCTGTTTGGCGGCATTACCTGTCAGCAGGTTAAACGTGCCGCTGCTCATTTCACCAAGGCGATATTGAGCGTTAACGGTTTCAACGCGTGGCAATGTGCGCTCAACGAAGGTTTTCGCTAAGTACACATTGGCACGATCAATACCCTGTGTTTTTTCTAACTCACTAACCCGACGCTTTACATCAATCTGGATCAGCGTCGGCTGCTTTTCGAGTAGTTCCTGCGCACGCACTAAAGCCGCAATCATCTGACTGCGGCTGTGCATTTCCTCATAGGTTGGGTATGGGCTGGCAATGGCTTCCCGTGGAGCATTCCACGGGTAAGCATATTCCTGAATCATCGAGACGCCTGCACTTCTACAGACCAGTCAGCGCCTGCTGCCAGATCAAAGCCAGACCATGCAGGCCCGACTGCAGGATGGCGCACGGCGATGATTTCCGATGCGCGCTTGCTTTTACCTGCAGCTACACCAACCGAGCGGGCCACGCTGATGCTGGCAATGCTGAAATCGCGAAGAATGCTGCGTGTGTAAAGGGTGTCGCTGTTTGAAACTACAACCGGGCAACGCTCTGAGACGTCGAGCAACATGCTGACCAGATCGTGATGCTCATCTTTGCTAAAGCCTGAAGCGTGATAGTCCGAGAAAGTCCCGTCATACGGTGGGTCGCAGTACACCACATCGCCAGCTTTGGTCAGCCGCAGCGTTTCGCGAAAGTCGGCGCAGATGAACGTCGCGCGCTGCGCTTTCTTCGCGAATGCTTCTATCTCAGCCAGTGGGAAATATGGCTCTGCGTAGTTACCAAACGGGATGTTAAATTCACCACGTTTGTTGTAACGGCAAAGACCGCGATAGCCATTGCGGTTCAGGTACAGGAAATAAGCGGCGCGCTCAAGAAGAGGCAACGCAGGGTTGTGATTAAACGCTTCACGCACAGCGTAATAACTTTCGCCGGTTTTGTTCTGATTAAAGAGGCTGACCGCCACAACTATAAACGGGCGGGTGTGCTCTTTTATCTGGCGATAGAGATTAATGAGGTCAGGATTTATATCCGCAACCAGATAGGCAGGGTAATCGGTTTTCATCATTACTGCGCATGAACCGGCGAAGGGTTCGACCAGGCGATCACCTTCAGGCAGGTGCGCCAGCAGTTCCGGCATTACCCGGCACTTGTTGCCCGCCCACTTCAGAATCGTGCTCATACCGCACCGCCTTTTGATACTTTGGTGCGAAGTTCGGCCACGTCCTGACAGCTGACACAGCGAGTTACACCACGTACCGCGCGGCGGCGCTGCTCCGGGATTGGGGCATCGCAGTCTTCGCAGAATGAAGCCGCCACGCTGACCGGGCGGTTAAACACGCTGGCGATGTTACGCGCCAGCAGTTCGTCGGCGCGCTGCTGCGCCATGTCGATTGAATCAGCCATCAATGCAGCTCCTGCGCCTGGTTCTCAAAGCGCTCGGCCTCTTTGTCCAGCAGTTCGATAATTTCTACTGCAGACATTTCTGTTTGGCGGGCATGAATTGCCAGTGCGGCCAGGCGGATTGAAACTGAAAGCGCATCATCAGAACGCTGCTCAGTTTTGGCCTTATTCAGCATGGCTCTAAGCGCATCGTCATCAGCTTTATAATTACGGGTCTGGATATTTCGCATGTTGCTTTCTCCTGAATTTGGGCAAAAGAATGCCCGGCGGGTATACGCCATTTATTTGCTTCGGATTAATTAGTTAGAAAGGGTCATTCGCTTTGGAAATAAACTCACGACTGCTTTTAAATGATTCATTGCACAAATAAGCGCCTTTCTTTCATCAGTAGTCAGTTCACTAAAATCAGCGTCGTGCCTGTCTTTACCGATGTTAGCCAGGAAAAGAATTGCGCTCAGCGCGCGCTTGTTGTCCCGGTAATTACTGTCTGCCACATCGCGCATTTCAGAGAAAAAACGGGCCATATCGTTTTCACAATTGCCGCCCATCAGTTGTGCGCGAAGTAAGGCAACGTGATTCAGCGCCGAAACCCTCTGCCCGGCACTAAGCTCGACCAGCATTGAATCGCCCTCGATAGCCATGATTTACCTCTTTGCTTTTTTGCCTGTACTTGCTGGCTTAATACCGGATGCCAGCGCCTGCCGTTCTCGCCCATAATCCAGCCATTGCCGTAGGACATTGACGGACTCTGGCGCTTGAGGTGTGCCGCAAATGAAATCATCGTGCGCCCTCAGCTAATGCCAATCGAAGCACCCAGACCGCTGATAGCGTCAACGGTTGAGGCTAAAGTCGGGTTAGAGTGAACGCGGGTCTGTACGGCCAGTGCTGCCAGCATCATGCAACGAATGCCAGTATTTGCGGCTTCCAGAATGCTGCGTCGGCACGTTGCTGTTATACGCTCCGGGTTTGCGGCGCTGGCGGCCATGCTTCCGACTTCAGTCGTAGCCTTCAGCACGTAGGACTGAAACTTTTCTTTTGCCAGCTCATTAACCGGCACGCATGGCAGGCACTGCAGCTGCGCTAACATCCCATCCATCAGCGTGGCATCTTCGGTCAGGTCGGTAAGTAACAGTACTTCTGTAGCGGTCAGCTGATGCACCTGATCCGGGTTTAGCTTGTTACGTAACGTTTGCACTTTCATGCCTGCACGCTGCGCCAGCTCAGCCATGTTGTGCGTAAGTGCGAACTTGCGGCAGGCGTCGTCATAGTGGTTATGGGTGGAAGTCTTAAAATCAAACATGGCTATTCCCTTGCTCAACTTAAATAATCAAACTCAGTTCAGAGATTGCAAAGTGCGGGCATCGATATAGCGACAGTCCACAGCTTGTTGAGTGAGTTTGTCGCGCCATGCTTTGACATTGATGAGGGCTTTGCTGCGTTTTTCGGCTTTTTCTTTATTGGCAAAATCCTTAGTCGGAGCTTTTAAAAGTACGCCCTCATCAAGCCACTGCCACACAAGGCGCTCGCTGACGCCTCGCATTGCAGCAAAGTCAGGAACGCTCATTGTTTCAGCCATTGCAGATCCAATCATCCTCTGCAGGCTTGGCAGTAAGGCTGAGACGATAGCGTTGATTTGAGAGTCGGTGAATGTCCCGACTTGGTTTTGTGAGTTCTCTGACTCATGCGTCAAAGTTGCTTTTGCATCTTTCATATCGCATTATCTCCGGTTGTGTGAAATATGGTGCAGTGATGTGCATCTTGGTCGATGAGCGTCACTATAGATCGTTAAAAATTACCTGTAAATAACTTTATAGATACTGGCGGTGCTTTCTTATGTCCGATGAACTGGGCGGTAGCTGGAAGATAGATGCTTCTGGCGGGGTTTTGGAACGCATCATGTCTGCATACGGCGTGAAAATGCAGAAGGATTTGGCTGATGTATTGGGTATTGCTAAGCACAGCGTTAGCGGATGGGTGCAGCGTGACACGATACCTGGCACGATCGTTGTTCGCTGCTGCGTAGAAACTGGCGCGGATATCAATTGGCTGATTACTGGTAATCTTGCAAATGCAAACTTGCGTGAATCCAAGCCTCAACTTAAAGGCAAGGACGCCTACGAAGAAGTTATGGCTAACGGTGGCAAGCATGTCTTACGCCGCTTATTAGATGCCTACGGCTTTACCCTGCAAAAGGAGCTGGGCGATTTACTTGATATCTCTTCTGGCACAATCAGCACATGGATACGCAGGGAATATTTTCCCGGTGATGTAGTAGTTGCATGCGCGTTGGATACAGGCGTTTCCCTGAGATGGTTAGCAACTGGTAAGGGTGAGATGTTTGAGAGTCAGCCTGAAGTTGTCACATCATCAATAAGTATTCCGAAGAAAAAATTAGAGTCGGGCGTTCTGAATGACGCAGGTAGTTGGCTTATGGATCCCGCCCTCTCTGCAGCTGACAAAGAATGCTTAGTGTTCATTGATGGTGTAGGTCGCTCATGGCTAGTTAATACTGAGGCTAAAAACATCGCCAATGGTCGTTGGTTCGTTAATATTGATGACTCTTATGATGTGTATGATATCTCTCGCCTACCCGGAGGGAAAATTAAACTATCAAATAGCAGCGTATCGTTTGAATGCGCCGCATCTGAAGTTACCCCATTTGGGGCTGTTTTGTTTACTCTGGAAAAACACGTTTAAGGACTAAAATGAGAAAGTTAATAATTTCAGCATTATGCTTAGTTAGCTTCACAGCATCGATGACTGCATCAGCACAGCCCTCAAACGTTGCGTTGTTGAATAAGTCATTTAAATTTATGCAACCCATCTCGGTTAAAGAATCTAACTCTAACATTCTCATTGTTTTAGACGCTCCCTCAATTACAACTGAGATATATGACGCAGCCATTTTTAATGTTTGCCAACCAGTTTGGTTGAAGAAGAGTGATACCTTTCTAAAAAAAATAAAATCTGTCTTCATACTCAATAAAACAAGCTTCTCAGGATATGTATTTGATGATCCGCTTGCTGCATGTAAAAAAGCAGGCGATGAGCAGCCAGACCAAAGCAAGGTGACAATATTGTCTAACACTCGCCTGTTTGTTAATAAAGGCAACAAATAAACGCCTAGATATCACTATGACTGTAAGCAAGCAAAAGAATGGCAAATGGCTCGCACAGATATTTCCCAATGGTAGGGATGGTAAGCGCATCCGTAAGCAATTCAACACCAAAGGTGAAGCCGAGGCTTATGAGGATTATGAAAGAAAAAAGACTGAAGATAAGCCCTGGCTCGGTGAAAAAGAGGATCGCCGGAAGCTAAGTGAACTGATCCAGCTTTGGCACAACCTACACGGGCAGTCACTGACAGCAAGCAAACTGCGTCTTGCAAAGTTGAATATTGTTTGCAGGGGAATGGGTGATCCGATTGCTTCAAGGATAACAACTAAAGATTGGGCGCATTATCGCGACCAGCGGTTGAGCGGGAAAATCGATAATGGTTATCATGCCAATCCTCAGAAATGGATAGCGCAACCCATTACCGTAAACCGCGAACAGTACTACCTCGAAGCTGTATTCAACGAGTTGCGCCGACTCGGAGAGTGGAAGCTACCAAACCCTCTTGATGGAGTTCGGCCTTTCAAGGAAAAAGAAAAAGAGATGTCCTGGCTAACTGACGGACAGATCAAAACATTGCTTGAGGCCTGTGATTTATTTGGCAACATCAACCTTACACTAATCGTTAAAATCTGTCTGGCAACAGGTGCCCGATGGCGCGAAGCCGAGAACCTAACCCGTTCCCAGTTGTCACCTTATAAGCTCACGTTTATAAAGACCAAAGGCGGCAAAAACCGAACCGTACCTATACCACGGTGGCTTTATGATGAGCTTTCACCTCTGAAAGATAAAATGTTTCAGCCTTGCTATAAGGCTTTCAGTGAAATGCTTAACATTGCCAATATCCAGTTAACTGCTGGTCAAAATACGCATGTGCTCCGGCACACATTCGCGAGCCATTTTATGATGAATGGAGGCAATATCTTGGTACTGCAGCGGATACTTGGTCATGCAAACATTCGTGAAACTATGAGGTATGCACACTTCGCACCAGACCATCTTGAAGAGGCTGCACAGCTTAACCCTATCGCGGGTTATAGTGGCAGCAACGTGGCAGCAGAGGATTCATAACACTGCATTTCCCTGCACTTAAAATTAACTTAACTAACTGTTTTTATTGCCAAGTCACTGTTGTTAAATGATGTTTTTTAAAACAAGCTAAACTTGGCGTCACATCTTGCGGAATGCAAAAGGAAAAGACGATCATGCGCACCGTTTTAAATATTCTTAATTTTGTCCTGGGTGGCTTTTTCACCACGCTGAGCTGGCTGTTTG